ATATGTTGACATGCTTAAGTAAGCATATAAAAGAAAAGGAAATTAATACTTGGGATTATTTAAATGTTGCTTTGTCGTTTGGTATGGATCAATTTCCTATTGATGAATCTAATACTGATGGGGAGTTTGTTTGTCTAGATGTTGCAAACGGATATTCACAAAAATTTATTGATTTCGTAAAGGAGTTTAGAAAACGATGTCCAGAGAAAGTAATAATTGCGGGGAACGTAGTAACGGCGGAAATGACGGAGGCTCTTCTTCTTGCAGGCGCGGATATCATCAAGGTTGGTATCGGCCCAGGCAGTGTATGTACAACGAGGAAAGTGGCGGGGGTTGGGTATCCTCAACTGTCCGCAGTAATCGAATGCGCCGATGCAGCACACGGAATCGGAGGGTTCATCATGGCGGATGGCGGGTGCCAGTCTCCCGGTGATGTCGCAAAGGCATTCGGTGCAGGTGCAGACTTCGTTATGCTAGGGGGAATGCTTGCTGGACACGAAGAATGTGCAGGAGAACTCGTCACAGACGATTCTGGAGCGTCTCACAAGGTGTTCTATGGTATGTCTAGTACCACCGCAATGGACAAGCACAGTGGTGGTGTAGCATCATATAGAGCGTCTGAGGGGAAGACTGTAAGGATCCCATACAGAGGACCTGTTGAAGCCACTCTCCAGCAGATACTTGGTGGAGTGAGAAGTGCCTGTACTTATACTGGAGCAAGAACAATTAAACAATTGCCTAAATGTACTACTTTTGTGCGAGTAAATCGCCAACTTAATACGGTTTTTGGAAATGATTAGAAAGATTAGAGATATGAGAAAACCAACAATTTATGTGGCAGGTCCGATGAGAGGATATAAGGATTATAACTACCCTGCTTTTGACGAAAGGTCAGAACTTCTAAGAGAGCAAGGATGGAATGTTATCAATCCGGCTGATATGGACAGAGCAGATGAAAAGCCAAATATTAGCGGTCCTATGGAGTTTGATCCTGAAGCCAATTATGAAGATCATGAATTTATGAGACAGGCTTTGAAGAGAGATATGGTGGCATTATGCGATGACTGTACCGCCATTTATATGATGAATGGCTGGGAGAAAAGTAAAGGTGCAAATGCTGAAAAGGCACTTGCAGTGGCACTGGGTTTGGATGTATACTATGAGGATGACAAAGAATAGTCATTCAAACGCCTCCGTAACTCAGTTGGTAGAGTAGCGGTCTTTTAAACCGTTCGTCGCTGGTTCGAGTCCAGCCGGGGGCACTTAAAAGAAAAAAACTTCAGAAATGGGGTTGACAAGAGGACAAAAGTAAGGTATACTACTCGTATGACAATCAAGGAACGGATGCAAGCGACGAGCATTCAATCCTTTCTTAAGTTTACAGTCGCAAGTTTTAGGAGTATTGATTATGAGCAACACAATTTCAAAGAAGCAGCGTGTGATGAACTATCTCGCTAAGGGCGGAACCCTCACTGCTGCACAGGCATCCAGCCGATTCGGTGTCGGTAACATGCGTGCAACCATCTCCAGCATTAAGGAGCAGGTTGAGCAGTACGGTAACTGGAGCATCACGACTTCGGATACCAGCACTGGTAAGACCGCTTATGGAATGGAATTCCACGGTTACACCGACAACCCATTCGCACAGCGTGCCGGACTTGTCTGAATTAGTGTTGAATTGCCGATTTTAGTTAATTGAGTAGCGACAATTATAGTGTGGATTATATTATAGAGACTCGTTTGTGTTTCCTTATTGAATCTGCTGCTACTGTTGAGAGTAGTAACTAAAATCAAATTCGCCCGGCGGGGTTTAACCGCCCCGCCGGTGCTTTAAAAAGTGAATAACAATATATGCGGAAGTCATGAGCCGCGTATAGACCGGTGACAGAATGTTTTTCGTTACTGAAGATAATGTATGTGATTTCCCGTGGTGGGATGCGAATGCTCAAATGAGTGTAGTAGAATTTAACCGATTCAGTCATAGTGCGAGTAGGAACCATCCAACTAGGTAACTCCGAAAGTTATGGGTAAAGTTGAATCCCATCCGGTCATGAACTTTGAAGGTGTGTGGGTGAGGAAGCGTAGTACTCCCCACCTCCTTCTTAGATATTTCGGTAAACTATGAATATTGATTACAACAAACTAAAAGAATCTCTGCAAGATGATTTTAGAAATTACCACCGACTTCTCACTGTCCCCATTCGGGGAGAGATATGGGAAGATTTGTTGTTTCGTTCTTTAAGAAAACAATCTTCAAATATAGAATGGGATTGTGGAAGTCATAGAGTGGGAACAGATATTGTTTTCAACGGCACAAAAATATCATGTAAGTCTGGTCAGGTAAAGGGGAAAAAGGATCCCAGACTTGTAATTTCCTCACACCGAACCACTTCATATTCTACTCTAGAAGAGAAACTAAAATATCTTTCAGAAAGCCATGAAGATATATTTTTCTGTTTGAACTATGAATTTGTAAATCAAAAAACACACAAATATAGATTATTCGTTTTTGAATCTAAAGATGTTGACTATAATGGGTTATCATGGAAAGAGACAGATGCTGGTTGGGATGGAAATGGAAAGTTTATCGCAAAAATTAAGAAGACGATGAGCGATCAGTTGTGGTTACAATTTCCCCTTTCAATGGTAAATAAACTTTTTGAGATTGAAATATGAAAACTATTGAAGATTATAGAAACCAAATCATTTTGGGAAACTGTCTTGAAATTATGAAAGAAATTCCAGACAATTCCATTGACATGATTTTATGTGATCTTCCGTATGGAACAACCGCATGTAAATGGGACATCATCATTCCATTTGAAGATCTATGGAATCAATATAACAGAATCGCAAAAGAGAATGCAGCGATTGTTCTTACAGCGGCTCAACCATTTACCAGTCTTCTGGTTGCAAGTAATATTAATATGTTTCGGTATGAATGGATTTGGGAAAAACCTCAAGGAACAAATCCATTGAATGCAAAGGTTATGCCTTTGAAGTCTCATGAAAACGTATTGGTGTTTTCTAAGAAAAGACCAAAGTACTTTCCTCAAATGGAGGAAGGTAAACCTTACAGTGGTTTTGTTTCTAAAGATGGTGCAACTATCGGTGAAGTTTATGCAAACCAGAAAAGTATGCACAAAGAAAACCACGGAACACGATATCCAAAAACAATTCGTAGGTTCAAACAAGAAAAGGGTCTTCATCCAACACAAAAACCTGTTGATTTGTTTGAGTATATGATTCGTACATACACGCAAGAAGGCGATTTGGTTTTGGATAATTGTATCGGCAGTGGAACAACAGCGATTGCAGCAATAAAATCAAAAAGAGACTACATTGGTATTGAAAAAGAGGATAAATACTATAGAATATGTGTTGATAGGATCAATGAGTATAATTCTATTCCAACACTTAATGAACACCTTACATAAGGAATATACCAATGGAAGAGACTGTATTGACAGATGATATTATTCGTGGATTGAAGGCTAAACTAAAGTATCAGGGTTGTCGTTTAGATTGTACTCCTGCTGACAAATGTGAATGTGATGAAGTTTTGGACTTGATTGAAAAAGCAAATGAATGGATAGAAAACCTGCCTGGTGATATTGGAGTTTGTCAAAATGGTTGATGGACAAGCAGGTAAAGGTGATAAGTATCGTAAAGTAGATTTCAAAAAGTGGGATGAAGGTTGGGAATCCGCTTTTGGTGAAAAGAGTAAGAAAAAGAATCCCAAAAAAGGTTTAATGCAACCGGGCGGAGTGATTGATTTCACAGACATTCCTCCCAAAGAAAAGGAAAAAGATAATGAGTGAAATTAAAATTGTAAGACTAACAACGGGCGAAGAATTGGTAGCGAAGGTAACAGATAATGGTGATGATATCACTTTGAAAAATCCTACCATTTTGATTCCTGCTGGTAAAGATCAACTAGCATTCGGACAGTGGCTACCATACGCAGAAATTTCAGATGGTATTACTATTAATAAGAAGTATATTGTGTTCGTTACAGATCCTGTTACTGAACTCACTAATCAATATAATTCTTCGTTTGGATCTGGTATTGTTGTTCCAGAAAAAGGACCTGTGAGTGGTCCAGGTCTTAAACTTTCAACTTGAGGTAAAAAATGGCTAAAAGAGATTATGATCCAGCAGTTCAAAACCGTATCAAGGTAGGATCTCCACGAAGATCTAAACCAAAGAGAGGAAATTCTCCCTCAAGAACTGCAAAATGTGGTAATGGTAAAAAGATTCGTTAGAAAGATTTATAATGGCAAATAGCAAACAGAAAAATGTGAAGGCTAAACATCGTAAGATGAAGTCAAGAAAAAATACACAACGAAGAAATAGTTTGGAGAATGCAAAGAAATCTACTTTGAGAAAACTGGTCAATGCCGGCATTCAAGTTCCTTCAAAGATGATGGAAAAGATTTGAAGCGAATGCGAGTGTAGCCCAACGGCAGAGGCAGTGGACTTAAAATCCATACAGTGTGGGTTCGAATCCCACCACTCGTATTGACCCGTAACTCAGTGTGGTAAGAGTGGGTGCCTTATAAGCGCCTGGTCGCGGGTTCAACTCCCGCCGGGTCTATTATGCGCCTGTAACTCAAATGGATAGAGTAGCGGACTTCTAATCCGCAAGTTGGAGGTTCGAGTCCTCCCAGGCGTGCTTAAGAAAGGATACATATAATGAATAATATTACGATTGAATATGATTTGTATAGATTGACAAAAGATGAGCGTGTGAAAGTAAAGGGTATGCCCGGAAGAAGAATCAGAAAGGTTGAAGTCAAGAATCCAAAGGCTTGGATGGTAAGCACTATTGAAAATTCAACTGATTATACTCCGGGAGAATACCTAAATAAAAAGCAAGTTGATGCTCTGTGTAGAGCAAATAAATTTAATGTTGTGATTTCTGCCAAGAAGAAAGATAGGTATTGATTTAATTTTTTTACATAAAGGAAAATGAAATGAGTGATTGTAAAAGTGATCTGCTTTATATTATGAACCCAAATTGTGGATGGTGCAAGAAAGCAGATCCTGTAATTGAAGAAATGAGAGAACAGGGAATTTGTATCACCGTGGTTGATGTTACTGATCCAGAGCAAGCAAAGGTAGCAAAGGAAGTTCAAGAGAAGCACAGTGTTCGTTGTGGTACTCCTTTGTTTATTAATTCCAAAACTGGTAGTAGTGTTTGTGGTTTCAGGGGAAGAGAAATTCTTGACAAGTGGGCGAATGGAGAAGAAGTTCCCGCTCCCCCCCAACAGAAAAAGATGCCACCTTCTCCCGCTAATAATCCTAATCCTCAAATGGATCCCCAACGAAATCCTATTTTTATTGCTGAAAAGCAAAAGATGCGATTTGAAATCTTTAAATATGTTAAGGAAAGGATGAAGGACAGTGATCCATCCTATCAAGACATTGTTAGAGAAGCAGAACGAATCTATTCTTTTGTTAGAAGGTGATTTCTTTCAATAAGTTTTTGCTATGAAGTTGCAGAGAATTATTAATGTTGCTATGCCTATCGCTACTTCAATAAGAAGAAAGAAAAAGCATGTATCAATAATTCTTAGAAAGAATGAAATGGTTTCAATAGGAACTAATCAATTCAAAACGCACCCAATGGCAAAACAGTATGGATATAGATATGATGAGGTACATTCGGAACTTGACGCTCTTATTCGTTATAAGGGCCCGAAAGACAATCTAAGGTTATATAATTTTAGATTTAATCGGTTTGGGGATATGAGAAATTCATGTCCATGTTCCAAGTGTTTACCTTGGTGTATTTCATTATTTGATGAAATTTGGTACACAACAAATGAAGGAATTCGTTTTTTAAACAAGGAAAGTATAAATGTATAACATCGGAGAAATGGTAGTTAATCGAGACTCATATAAGCAAGGACAAGTTTCAGAAATTAATGAAAATGAACAAAAGGTTCAAATTAGATATGAGGATGGATCATCTCAGTGGGTTGATGTCTCTAGTGTTTCTAAACTATTGTTGGAAGTAGATCCCCAAACAAATCCTGATGGTTGGGGAAGAGAAACTAACTTTCTTTATGAAGATGATATGATTGATTAATATCCACTACTGCTACCACCTCCACCTGAAGTTCTTGGTGGGGGTGGTGTTGGGTCTGGAGAAGCAGGCATAGTAGGCGTGGTTGGTGTAGATGCACCTCCACCTGAAGTTCTTGGTGTTATTGTTAATGGATAACCAACCGGTATTACAGATGGTGAAGGATAACCACCACTGCCCCATCTGGCAAGAATGGTATTTAGACCATCTTGATTCCATTGGTTGTTAATTATTCTTCTCAATACATCATATGATTTTTGGACTCTGGAGGGATAGCCTGGGAATGTTGGATTTGTTGCATCTGTGGGGAAATTGTTAAAGTATAAGTAGAACCACAAGAACCAATCTAAATGGTCTTGACCAACTATTGAGTTGGATAGTAGTATTGAATTTGGATATCCTTCAAGACTTCTTTCTTGACTAACACCACCTCTTGGTGTCGCTTGAGTTCCCGCTTCAAATACTCTTGGTGATGGTTGGGTTCTTGTAATAGTTGGTTGTGGAGCAACAGGAGATGGTGTGGAATCTTCTTCAGTTTCTTCAACGATATGCGACAACATATTAAAAGTTATTGGAAGATTTAAACTTCCCACTAAAGGTGCCATACTATCTTCTCCCCACCTAGCAAGAATAATATTCAAACCATCTTGATTCCATTGGTTCTCAATGATTACTCCCAATATGTTCCATGATGTATTAACAGACATTGGATAACCAGACCAATCAGGTATTTGCGGATTCTGAGGATCAGAGTTGAAAGGATTTGAAAAATATGCATAGAACCACAAGAACCAATCTAAATGCGCCTGTCCTATTATGGTATTTAAGTTTAATGGTGGTGGATATGTGAAATTACCATCATCTGGAGTTTTTTCACTTATAACGTGTATGGAATTTCCCATTCCTCTGTGACGGGAACATTGATAATATAGTATGCGATCATCTGGTGTAACTGTTAGATAAACATATGAACCAGATCCTCCTTGCTCCGATTTTGTGCGCCTAAATTTTCCTGTTTCAAGACCATTATTATTTCCATAATGTGATCCATCTTCTATCTTAGAGAACTGAAACGGATGGTTTTCTAAATTTTTGCTTGTTGTTTTAAATCTATAGGTTCCAGGTCTTAATGATAGTTTTTGGGGCGCTTCACTTGAAGAAACTCCAGATCCCCTTAGACTGTAAACATTTTTTTCTTTCTTTTGGGAGTATATAACATCAACAATAATTGTAGGTCTTCCACTTCTAATCCAAGAAGATCTTGCGTCTAATAACTCTTGTGGAGTTGAATTGGAATTTCTTGTAAGATTTCTTCTCACGTCAATTCTATTAGTTGTTCTTATTTGATTTTCTCTGGTGGAGGGAGGTCTTCTAACAGGATAGGCATTGAGTAGCCTGGTTGGGGCGTCCATATTCATATCAGTATCATTAGTTGCTTGCATATCTACAGGAACGGCGGGACCTAATGAATAATTATTTTCGGGAGTGGACATATTGTTGTTAAACCTATTGGCATTAACATTTTCTCTCATGGAATTATTGGTTGATCCGTTGTTCATATTTCTAGTGTTCCATTGTAGATTCTTTGGACAGTCTTCACAATCATTGTTCGGGTCGTCTGGGTTGTCTGGGTTCTTACAATACCACTGGTAAAATTGATGATATTTTCCTGCTTCGCCGTCTGGGGTGGGGGCACCGGGGCGAGGATCAATATTACAAAATCTTCGGAGACGATTACACCTTGTACGATCATAGCAACAATTGTTTCCTGTATTTGGATTGTATACTGGATTATTTTTTCTCCAACATTCCGCAAGTCTTTTTTCATCTGCACACAAACAATCATCACCACATTTCCCTGCGTCTTCGGATGGACCTTCCGCACATTTTTTCTTACATGCTTTTCTGTGTTTTTCAGAACAATTTTCACATTGTTTTTCTGTTTCCAAACTTGCACAACCATTTGGTTCCGGTCCAACTTCAGGTCCAATTCCACTTCTTTGTTCTTCCTCTCTTCTGTATAAAGAAATTTGAACAGGAACTCCAAACAGATCTTGAGTTATTGTAGATACATCTTCTTCAACATCAATTATCTCAAACATAGCATCATCGCTTACTCTCATTGATTTCACGGTGAATATGTGAACGTCTTGATCTATTCGTAAATGTATAACATCACCCAGATGTATATCACCAAGAGAATGTAAAAAAGAATTTGTGTTCTTTGGTAACGTATTGATTATTTGATTTACTGAAAGTGTTTTTGTGGTTGTTAGAGAATCTGCCGTCCACTTTATAGTTTCAATGAAGTAATTAGAATGATAAGCATCATATTGGGTGGAGGGATTATTTAAAGAACTTTTTTCTAAAGTAATAATACCACTTGGATCAAAATTTAAAAATGTATAAGATCCACCGATATCAACAACATCATCGTTGTATAGTGGATTGTTATAAGTAGCATCGGAAAGTGTTATGGTATCATTTTTCTTTACTGTGTTTTGCCAGAATATTTTGAATTCATTTTCATCATCTTGGTTTAGTTCAATCAATCTGCTGTAGTCAAACAAAACCTTGTTACCAGAAAATATTACTTCTGGGTTTCCACTCTGAACCTCTGTTTTACTAACATAGTCTTCAACAAAATTAGCAACTTTGAGTCCAAAGAAAAACCCTTCGGCACCATCTATTTTATTCAAAGTTGTTTTTGCACGAAAATTTCTTCGTGCGTTATTTCTGGCTGAACGCATTTCTAACTACCAAGATAAAATAGTGTTTGATTTTCAATAGTATTTCCTGAAGATTCTGCTCTCACGAATATTCTATTCAGATTGCTAATCTCTAGGAAAATACTCTCGCCCGGTTCAAGTGGATATCCATTTGAAGTGTTATTTGATAAACTTCTGTTTCCTATTAAAATGTTTCCAGTATTATTTACAGAACTCTTTAATGTTACTCCAGTCTTAATTTGAGAATTAGAATGGAGAGTCTTAGAAGAACCAGTTACAATCACAGAACCAGATCTCAAATCTGTTGGTTTGATTATTTCTGATATCTTAGCACTTATCGTTCCTCTCGTAAGATCCTCTCTTATGATTGGAAGGGAATCTGTGTTCTCTTTAATTGCATCAAGATTGCTGTTAAGTGGCTTATCAGAATCTTCAAGTGAATTGACAATATTAGTATCATCAATTGTTACTCTGTTTGTGATATTTGTATTTAAACCAGTGTTAGAGTAGACTTCTAATGCACCTGCATTTTCACCTCTAACCGTTACTGGATTAGAACTTGAATCTGATGTCGGATAACCTTGAATTCTTAATGGAGGC